ATGTCTAGCCAAAAGTGCAGTCAATGCTATTGGTTGCCAGTTTGTTAAACAGTATAATACGCACAAGTATGTTCCTTTAATATCTTTACTAACCAGACTGTCTCCTAAACTATTCGACACTTAACAAGACTCAATTTTATCTAAGCAAACGAGCAATCAATGTTATCGATTCATCACTTGTTTAACAAATTAATACACAGAAGTATGTTACTTAAATTTCTTTATTAATCATTAAGAAATCCATAGAAAAAGATAATTCCTCAAAATCATTGTTCTCACGAAGACGCGATGCAGCAGGTTCATCATTATTCGGTTGACGAATAATATTGTTCTTCAACATCCGGAGTTTCATCAATTTAACATTTTCACCAGCGCATACGAATTCCTTTGAATTTTTATTTCGTCCACTTCTGTAGTCAAACAATAGCTTCAATCGCCACATGGAAGAGACAGTTCTGCTCCTTCAGATCGATGACTGCAACTGAACGACCGAGAACACCCATGAGCCATTTTTTTTTCTCGAATCCCCAAACATAAATGACACGTGCATTTAGCAAAACTATGCGAATACGCAACTTCGCTTCTGGATACCTCATGGTACCAGAGTACCATTTTATACCATGAAAATTCCGCGTCAGCCATGAATTCATAATCTGATTTTCCTTTGACGATTTTTTAAACAGTAATGGCGATTTAACGACGAATTCCGTCTCTTCATCTGTGTTCCCATCAACGGTGATCATGGCAAATTTCTTCAATATAAAACTTTCATTGAATTGGTTGAAGCCCTGCACGTCCACAACGTAGTCCATCTTCGACGAGACTGAACAAATATATTTTATCCGTCCATGGAAATTTCTTTTTTTAATAATATTACACTCCGCGAAATATCCGGCTATTTTTACTCCGCCTAAGCTTTCTTAATAACAGAACGGGTTAATAATCCCACGAATATTTTTTGGAGAGGCAATTAAGCAGCAAGGAAATCAAACAAGGGATTAAATTATTTTTAAAGCGAACAATTAGAGGCTTAAGGAAATCGAATAGATGCTTTTATTGTAAATATTCATGTTTAGATGAAAATGGATTATCTGAAATCGAAGTCATGAAATGGAAGTGTATTTTATTAATAAATCAAATACAGATAGTACGTGAATGCTATTGGAATGACTGAGTAATATCTCTAATATTGTATACACACGTTACTTTTTTTTTTCCAAAGATACGGAAGGGTACGATGTTATCGACATCGATTTACGACGTAAATTTGTTCAGATTGTTCAATGACCTTGGATACCATTGTTAAAAGTTATTGCGTGTTAAGATAGGACAAGAACATCAATTTACATTTCATTGCGGTAAAAATTGTTATGCTAGGCTGGAAAATTTCGATATGACAAATTTTGAGATTCGAAAAATTCTTGCATGAATTTACGTCATCGCGATAGAATCCGATTATGTAACTGTGCGTAAAAGACTTTGGGAGCCTCCATTTTGTCTTGAGGAATTCACGCGGTAAATGGACTGAGTTTGACAGTGTGGCGAACGTGGCGGTTAATCGTTATTCTAGAATTTCCTATAGCCTTATATTATTTCCCGTGGCTTTGGTATTTTATATATAACTCTTTACATAAGTTTAAATATCTTAAAGAGGTATAAATAGGATATAATATTAGCTATATAGCTAGTAGTGTATGTAGCTAAAGGTATAGGCGCTAAAGGCTACGCGACTAATGGTCTATGAACATAAGCTAAGACGGTATTACATATGGCTGTCACACCCGCCACACACGCTACACACACTAGTGCCGCGGTAGTTGTAGGTTATGTCATGGTTCGTTGTTAAGGCTGGAATGGAATAATGGATCGATATGTGTTTTTTGAATTTCTGTTTTAATCAAACTATCCAAAACTTGAATATACATGTCTCAACCTAATTGGATTATGTCAAGCCGAAAAATCCAGTCAATGTTATTAGTTGTCTGTTTAAGGAACACATTGATACACGTAAGTATGTTACTCAAATTTCTGTATTAATCTAAATGATTACCAAAGTATGCTAAACTTAAGTATACTTGACTCGAGTAAACAGGATTATATCTAATCGAATGGGCAATCGATGTTATTGGTTGACTGTCTAGTTAATAGATGTAGGATGGGAGTTGTAGGTTATGTCATGGGTCGTTGTTAAGGCTGGAATAGAATAATGGATCGATGTTTTCTTTGGAAAATGTAGCCTATCCTGCATTGACTAGAATTTTTTCGATTTTTTTTTCACAACATCGAGGGAATCGAAAAATTGGAAATGAAAAACCAAAAATACCGTAAATCTCCGTTGATTTGTTTTAGAAAAATTTTGGTACTTGAAAATTTCGATCGAATGAAGATTTCAAGCAACATAGATCGAGCACATCGCGGAAATTGCCATATACAACGATTGAAATTTTGTCAGGACACATTGCGGCTCAGAGCCATGAAATTTTCGTCTCTTTTGTCTTCTCTCTCTCTTTCTCTCTCTCGTTTTTTTTCCATCATCGTGTCTGCAAAGTCTCTCGTGATATTCAAAAAGTCTCGAGGCCCGGGTTCAAAGTGAGCTGTCGTCGATGTGGATATCCGAGACAAACTTTTCTCGCACTCTCGATCCTGAATGAGAGCAAGAGAGAGAGAGAGAGAGAGAGAGAGAGAGCAAAAGAGAGAGAGAGAGAGAGCGACAGGGCCCGTACATGAATTAGATGAGAGACAAAGGGCCCGATACACACATTTTTAAACCTATCGGGACTCGGGAAGTTGCGCCCTTTTGTCATTGAGCAGCTGTCACGTTTATGCGGGCATGTGGTCGTTCAACGTCGAACGACGATGACGACGGACGCACCCACATGTGCATCTGCAGTGACGAAGAAAGGAGAGACAAAAAAAAACGCAAGTCGTAAGATTCTTCGCTCTATGAGCCTCCTCCCTCTGCATGGGATGAGACAAAAAATAATAATAATCCAACGAGACTGGGGGGAGCATGGGAAAATGTTCGTTCGGACAAAGAGTTTATTTCAATGGGAGGATTTTTTTTCCCCCCTCCCAAGTCGAAATTGCTTGCTTCGACTTTGGAGAAACCACGCACGAATGGTAAAGAAACTGAAAATGTAGAAAAAAATAATGTGGGCGCGAACTCGAGAGTCTTATATAGATAGGGCCAGACACACTCGCTTGCGCGAGAGCGCCACCGCTGGTAGCCACCTGGCGGTGAAAAAACGAAACTCCGAAGTTAATGTTTTTTCGCCGAAAAAATTAATTCTATCACGGAAATGATAGTTCAGTCAATTTATCAATTAATCAATTACCTATTATTTATCATTGATCCGTTAAAAATTAATAACTTCTTTCATTCGTTCGCTGAGAAAAACGTCAAAAAAATCGTGTTTTTTTCGGCTCCTAAGTCAAATCTGTCTCCCACGATATCTCTTCACTCTCCTATATTTATCTCTCTTTCGTCCCTCCACATCCGCCTATCAAGCCAATGCGTTTTCGTGATTAACGTGCACCAAACTCGGTTTATCGAACGTCCCGTGTGTCTCTCTCTCTCCGTTTTATGTACATGACCGTCTGTCTGTCCGGTTGGCGATATTCGTCCCTCGCACACTCGGGTGAATGAACCGCGTGTCCCATTGAACACATGCGCATTGGAGGGAGAGAAACGAAAATTACACGAATGTAACTTTGTGCACACGTTGCAAATCGCTGATCACCGTGTCTCTAGCGACAACTTCGAAACTGACGCAATGAGACGAGGAAGAAAAAAATGGAGAGAGGGAGAGCGTTGAACAAAGAATATATAGTTAGAATTTTATAGAATTTTATTCACCAATCTAATTTGAATTTAATAGATCGAAATAACATTTTTTCGAAACATTAATATGATTAAAATTAAGCACAAAAAATATTAATTGATAAATGATATTCAATGACATTTAAAAAAATTCTCTCTCTCTCCCTTCCGCCCTCTCGATGATGTATGGTATTTGAATTTCTGTTTTAACCAAACCACCCGAAACTTGAATATATACTCGTATCAACCTGACTGGATTTTATTGAGCCACAAACGCAGTCAATGTTATTTGTGCCCTGTTCAATGAATAAATTAACACACAGAAGTGTGTTACTCAAGTTTCTTTATTTACCAAATTGACTACTAAAGTATCCGAAACTTAATTATACTTGTCTCAACTTAACTGGGATCATATCTAACCAAAAGTGCAGCCAATGTTATTGGTTGCCAGTTTGCTAAACGATTTAATACGCTGTAGTATGTTCCTTCAATTTCTTTACAAAACAAACTGTCTCCTAAACTTAATTGTACCAGTGTCAACCTAACTGGGATCATGTCTAACCAAAAGTGCAGTCAATGTTATTGGTTGCCCGTTTTGTTAAACAGTTTAATACGCAGAAGTACGTTCCTTTGATTTCTTTACAAACCAGACTGTCTCCTAAACTATCCTAAACTTAATTATACTTGTCTCAAATTAACTGGGATAATATCTAAGCAATAAGGCAGTCAATGTTATTGGTTGCCAGTTTGGTTAACAGTTTAATACGCAGAAGTATGTTCCTTTAATATCTTTACAAACCAGACTGTCTCCTAAACTATCCTAAACTTAATTATACTTGTCTCAAATTAACTGGGATAATATCTAAGCAATAAGGCAGTCAATGTTATTGGTTGCCAGTTTGGTAAACAGTTTAAGACGCAAAAGTATGTTTCTTCAATATCTTTACAAACCAGACTGTCTCCTAACTATCCTACACTTAAATATACCAGTCTTAACCTAACTGACATC